TGGAAAAATACAGGTGATAATAGTTATGATGGTGAAAAGTTAGCTTTATTAGTACATGATGAAAGTGGTAAATGGGAGAGACCTGATAATATATTAAATAATTGGCGTGTTACAAAAACTTGTTTAAGATTAGGTAGTAGGATTATAGGTAAGTGTATGATGGGTTCAACATCAAACGCTTTAGACAAAGGAGGTGATAACTTTAAAAAATTATACAATGCATCAGATGTCACTAAGAGAAATAGAAATGGTCAGACAAAATCTGGTTTATATTCTTTGTTTATCCCAATGGAATGGAACTACGAAGGATTTATAGATATAGGTGTAATAGATAATTGGCAAAACGAAGCTGATGGATTAAAAGATGATCAAGATGCTTTAAATGAGTTTTACCGTCAGTTTCCTAGAACCGAAGAACACGCTTTTAGAGATGAGACTAAAAACTCTATTTTTAATCTCGTTAAAATATATGAGCAAATAGATTACAATGAAGAAATGTCTAGAACTCTTGGGGTTACAACAGGTAATTTTCAATGGGTCAATGGTATTAAAGATTCTCAAGTAATATTCTATCCAGATCCAAAGGGTAGGTTTAAACTTAGCTGGGTTCCACCTCAGCAATTACAGAATAGAGTGGTACTTAAAAATGGTATAAAATATCCTGGTAATGAACATATGGGGGCCTTTGGTTGCGACTCTTATGATATATCAGGAACCGTAGATGGAGAAGGATCTAAAGGAGCTTTACATGGATTAACAAAATTCAGTATGGAGGACGCTCCTGCAAATAGTTTCTTTTTAGAATACTTATCAAGACCACCTACGGCTGAAATATTTTTTGAAGATGTATTAATGGCATTAGTATTTTATGGAATGCCAATATTAGCAGAGAACAACAAACCTCGACTTTTGTATTATTTAAGAAGAAGAGGATATAGAGGGTTTAGTATGAATCGTCCTGATAAAGTTTGGAATAAATTATCTGTAGCAGAAAAAGAAGTTGGTGGTATACCAAATTCTAGTGAAGATATAAAACAAGCCCATGCAGCAGCAATTGAAATGTATATACAAGATCACGTAGGTATGAAACAAGATGGAACGTTTGGTGATTTATATTTTAATAAATTGTTAAATGATTGGGCAAAGTTTGATATAACAAAAAGAACAAAATTTGATGCAACTATAAGTTCTGGTTTAGCTATAATGGCAAACAATAGACACTTATACGCTCCAAATGCAAAAATAGAAAAACCTAAACTAAATATACATATTTCTAAATATGAAAATAGAGGAAATATGTCTAAAATAATCAAATAATAAATATGGCAGAGTCTGGCATTAAAAGTTATTTCCCGAGTCAAACAGTAAGTGATACTGAAAAGTTAAGCTATGAATATGGTTTAAAAGTAGCTAAGGCTATAGAAACAGAGTGGTTTAATAACGATAGAAGTCTTAACAAATATAAAACTAATTACAATAACTTTCATAATTTAAGATTGTACGCTAGAGGTGAACAATCAATACAAAAATATAAGGATGAATTATCTATAAACGGTGATTTGTCCTATTTAAATTTAGACTGGAAACCAGTTCCAATTATATCTAAATTCGTAGATATAGTTGTAAACGGTATTGCAGAAAGAACGTATAATGTAAAAGCTTTTGCTCAGGATTCTTCTTCTGTTAAAGAAAGAACAGAATACATGGAGAATATATTGTCTGATATGAATGGAAAAACTTTTATTGAGCAAGCAGCAGCTTTCGGTGTTGACGCATCAAGAAGCGGTATGGATAAAGAGACTTTACCTCAAAATAAAGAAGAAGTACAATTACACATGCAGCTTGATTATAAGCAAGCTATAGAAATAGCTGAAGAGCAAGCTTTAAATGTTTTATTTGAAGGTAATAACTACGAACTTACCAAAAAAAGATTTTATTACGATTTAACTGTATTAGGTATAGGTGCTGTAAAAACTGATTTTAATACAGCTGAAGGTGTTACTATAAAATATGTTGATCCTGCAAACCTAGTTTATTCTTATACTGATTCTCCTTATTTTGATGATATATATTATGTTGGCGAGGTTAAATCTATACCAGTTAATGAATTAGCAAAACAGTTTCCTGATCTAACAGATAGCGATCTTAAAGATATAATGAAAAATAAAGCAACACATAGAAGTAATTATAACACAAGATATACTGTAGATAAAGAAGATAATAATACTATTCAAGTTCTATATTTTAATTATAAAACCTATATGAATGAGGTTTATAAAATGAAACAAACAGGGACTGGTGCTGATAAAGTTTTACTTAAAGACGATAGTTTCAATCCTCCAAAAGATAAAGAAGGTGGATATTCTAAATTATCTAGATCAGTAGAAACTTTATATGAAGGTGCTGTGATTTTAGGAACAGATAAACTTTTAAAGTGGAATATGGCTGAAAACATGATGCGTCCTAAAAGTGATTTTACTAAAGTAAAAATGAATTACGCTATTGTTGCTCCACGTATGTATAACGGTAGAATTGATTCTTTAGTAAAACGTATTACTGGGTTTGCTGATATGATACAACTAACACATCTTAAATTACAACAAGTAATGTCAAGAATGACTCCTGATGGTGTTTATTTAGATGCTGATGGTTTAGCAGAAATAGACTTAGGTAATGGTACAAATTATAATCCACAAGAAGCTTTAAACATGTTCTTCCAAACAGGTTCCGTAATTGGTAGATCGTTTACACAAGACGGGGATATGAATCCTGGTAAAGTACCAATACAAGAAATAACAAGTGGTAGTGGTGGTAATAAAATGCAAGCTCTTATTGGTACTTATAACTATTACTTACAAATGATAAGAGATGTAACCGGACTTAATGAAGCAAGAGATGGTAGTATGCCAGATAAGAACGCTTTAGTAGGTGTTCAAAAATTAGCAGCTGCTAATTCTAACACTGCAACAAGACATGTATTACAGTCTGGATTATATTTAACAGCTGAAATGGCTGAATGTTTATCGCTTAGAATATCTGATATTATAGAGTACTCACCAACTAAAGATGCTTTTATTCAAGCAATCGGTGTTCATAATGTGGCAACACTACAAGAGATAAAAGATTTACATTTATATGATTTTGGAATATTTATAGAACTTCAACCAGATGAAGAAGAGAAAGCAATGCTTGAAAATAATATTCAAATGGCTTTACAACAACAAAGTATTGAATTAGAAGACGCAATAGATATTAGAGATGTTAAGAATATAAAACTAGCTAATCAATTGTTAAAAGCAAGAAGAAGAAGAAAAATACAAAAAGATCAAGAAATTCAGCAACAAAATATGCAGCAACAAGCTCAATTAAATCAACAATCTGCCCAAGCTGCATCTCAAGCTGAAGTTCAAAAAAATCAAGCAAATGCTCAAACTGAAATGCAATTAGAGCAATCAAAATCACAATTACGTCTTGAAGAACAAAAACAAGAGGTTGAATTCAAAAAACAGTTGATGGAATTAGAGTTTCAATACAATATGAAACTAAAAGGTATGGAAACTCAAGGATTAGCTGATAGAGAAAAAGTAAGAGAAGATCGTAAAGATCAAAGAACAAAATTACAGGCTTCTCAGCAAAGTGAATTAATTGAACAAAGAAATCAAGGTGGAACACCTAAAAACTTTGAATCTGCAGGTAATGATATACTTAGTGGAGATTTTAATTTAAATGCTTTTGAGCCTAAGTAAAATTATTAATTATTATTATATTATATTATGGAAGAAAAACTAGAAGAAGTAGTTGAAGAAACTACACAAGAAACAACTGAACAAGTTGATAAAAGTAAATTTAAATCTGCAAGTGACGACAATGTTATAAAAGTAGATTTAAATAAACCACCAACACCAAAAGAAGAAAAAAATGAAACTAAAGAAGATAACGCTGACGACAGCGGAGTGGTTACAGAGTCTAAAGACACCGAGTCCACAGAAAAACAAGAAGAAGTACAACCGGAAACTGAAACACAAGAAGAACCCTCAGTATTAGAAGAGATTACTGAAGAAGTAGAAGAAATAGCAGAAGAAGCAGAAGCTGCTATTAAAGAGAATTTAGAAACCGGCAAACCTTTACCAGAAAATATCCAAAAACTTATGGAGTTTATGGAAGAAACTGGTGGTGATTTGAATGATTATGTTAGACTTAATCAAGATTATTCTAATCTGGATGATATATCTTTATTAAAAGAATATTATAAACAAACTAAAAATCATTTAAATGATGATGAAATAAACTTTCTTATTGAAGATCAATTCTCTTTTGATGAAGAGAATGACGAGGAAAGAGATATAAGAAGAAAAAAACTAGCGTTAAAAGAGCAAGTTGCCAGCGCTAAAAGCCACTTAGACGGGCAAAAGTCTAAATACTATAATGAAATCAAAGCTGGGTCAAAGTTGACTAAAGAACAACAAAAAGCTGTAGATTTCTTTAATAGATATAACAAGGAGTCAGAAGTAAATCAAAAAACACTTAAAAAGAACACCGATATTTTTAATCAAAAAACAAATGAAGTATTTAATGATAAGTTTAAAGGTTTTGAATATAATGTTGGTGACAAGAAGTATAGATTTAATGTAAATAATTCTGAAGATATTAAAACTGCCCAAAGCGATATTAATAATTTTGTCAAAAAGTTTTTGAACAAAAATAATGAAATGTCAGATGCTAAAGGTTATCATAAATCTTTATTTACAGCAATGAATGCCGATGCTATTGCAAAACACTTTTACGAACAAGGTAAAGCTGATGCTTTAAAAGATAGTATAGCTAAATCCAAAAACGTAAATATGCAACCTAGGCAGCAACACGGAGTTGTTGAAGCTGGTGGGGTAAAAGTAAAAGTATTAGGTGATAATTCTTCTGATTTTAAGTTTAAAATTAAAAATAAATAACAAATTTAAAATTACAAAATTATGGCAATTACAGGAGGAACTTTGTTAAATGTGCAACCTGCTCCAGTGCAGCAAGCGCTTGTAACAAACTATTTAGATCTAGCCGATGCGAGTAACGCAGGGTGGGGTCAACAATATGTGCCAGACTTGATGGAAAAAGAAGCTGAAATATATGGTCCTAGAACTATATCTGGTTTCTTAGCTCAAGTTGGTGCAGAAGAGGCTATGTCCGCTGATCAAGTGGTATGGTCTGAACAAGGTAGATTACATCTATCTTATAAAGGATTCGTTCATGATGACGATGACAATACTGATGGTGGTATTATCGAGATAGAAACTGATATCGATGGAAATGATATAGGTACTGATCACGGTGTTAGAGTTGGTGATTTACTTCTTTTAGCTAACAACACTTCAGGTGCTGTATGTAAAGCTATTGTAGCACAAGCTCCAAGAGGTACTTCTGCTGGTACTAATGATAGAATTCACGTAGCTGTTTATGGTCACGATGACTTAAATAGTGCTGGTTTCTTTGATGATGCTGCTGGTTCAACTGCACAATCAGTTACTATATTAGTTTATGGTTCTGAATTCTCTAAAGGAGATAACTACGATGGTGCTACAACTAGAGGATCAAATCAACCAAGTTTTAAAACTTTTTCTAACAAACCAATTATTATGAAGGATAACTATGTTATATCTGGTTCAGATGCTTCAAAAATTGGTTGGGTTGAAGTTTCTGCTGAAGATGGTACTTCTGGATATATGTGGTATCTAAAAGCTGAAGCTGAAACTAGATTACGTTTTACTGATTACTTAGAAATGGCAATGTTAGAAGCTAAAATTGGTGGTCCTGCTGCTGCAACTGCTTCTGCTTCAATTTACGGTTCGATCAATGCTAACGCCGATTTAACTGATTCTCATATTGGTGTGGCTAATACAGGTACTCAAGGTTTATTTGACGCTGTTGAAACTCGTGGTAATGTTACTTCAGGTATTACTGGTGTTAACGCTGCTACTGATTTAGCTGAGTTTGATGCAATACTTGCTGAGTTTGACAAG